GATCGCTTCTTTCTAATGTAGTGGAGTATTTACTCATCCCGACCTTTGAACGTTCGTTGAAACGCTTAAGAACGCTTCTTACTATTTCATCAGGTGTCATCACTAACACATCTTTAATCATTTCGTTATTTGCACTCATCGTAAAAATCCTTTTCTGCCTCATAGCATTGGTTCATATACGCGCCCCAATCGTAACCTTCAGCCAAATAAATACTAAATTTCTCTGCAAAGTCTTTATCAGCTTTTACTGGCTTTTCGATTTCGTAACCCTCAGCATCTAATCCCCATGTAAACAACTTCATGCTTACTATCTGTAATACTCCGATGTCTGTATCTGAATCACTTGGCTCAAGGCGTTCAATCCATGTATCGTATTGCAAATCTAAAACCTCAACTTGCGTGATCTTTCCGCGCTTGTCTTTTACCGTTAGCCTATCATTGTCGTAAGCTACAATCTCCGTGTTCTTTGTTAACTTCATAATTTGTTGTTTATGTGATTGATTAAAGGCTCTTTGTTACCATCTTTCCATTCGTCAATTAAAGTCATGTCGGTAACTATCAGCGTAACCTTATAACCATTTTCTAATGTTACCTTAACGCGGTAAACTCCATGCCCACATGGGCGTAATTCGATGTCGTAAATATTCATCTTTCGTTCATTTTAGATTCAACGTAATTCAAGAATGATAATACTGCCATTATCATTAAAGCGTATGCCACTATATAGTTAGCAAAATAACTCCAGCAAATCATCGGCTTTGCGATAAAGAAGATCCAAATGTGTTCATAGTTTATGTTTTTAAAGTTAATAGGGGTTATTTTTCAAACCCCTTGTTAAATGCTTCAGTTAAAATTGTTCTTCTTTTTGATTCGTAGAACTTGATCAAATCCTTGTTTGATTTTTTATCTTTCTTTAGTGATTCGATTAAGATGTTTAATTCTTGAAAATTCATGTCGTTTATGTTTTTGTTTGTGCCTTATTGACCTTACAAATATATATAAGAAATCAATATAACCAACAATAAATGTGAATTATTTTCTTAAAACTTGCAGAAACCCGCGAAAACATTGAGAAAAAAATGTGAAAAAAAACAAAGCCACCCCTAAAAGGAATGGCAATGTCGAAGAAAAACACGAATCAGACTATTAAAGTTAAGCAAATTAGCGCACTTTGCCGTCTATTATTCGCAAGTTCCTAAATTCATATCCGCCGTTGTCATCAATTACAGCAAATGCAAAGCCATGATTCCAACGGTTAAAAGGAAGATAATCAGG